AAAGGATCGTTCAAACGGCTTTTGAAGGCCGAGATCTTGAACGCCAAGGGCAGCACGCGCAGCATCGCCTTGCGCGTCGGCTGCACCCAACGCTATGTCAAGAAGCTACGGCAGGCCACCCGGCGCGACGGCGCTGAGACCGACACCGAAGAACAGGCCGACCTCTTCGGCGGTTGACAGGCGATGTTGCCGCCTTGATCATCGCCGCGTCTGCTGCCGCCTAGGTGGTACGGGTGAACTGTTCACCCTGAGAGGCAATCTCTAGCGCCTCTACCCTCGCGAGAACACCAACCGCGAGGGCATCATGCAGACGATCATCACGGCATCCGCTGCCGACCTCGACATTTTGGCGCGCACACTCTACGGCGAGGCGCGGGGCGAAGGCCTCAACGGCATGACCGCCGTCGCGCATGTCATCCTCAATCGGGCCAAGCGCCGTAAATGGTACGGCCGCTGCGCCGGCCTGCCCGACCATTCGATTTCGGCCGTCTGCCGCTGCCCTTGGCAGTTCAGCTGCTGGAATCCCGATGATCCCAATCGGGCGAAGCTACTTGCTGCCGACCTGTCTGACCCGGCCTACCGCTGGGCGATGCTGGTCGCCTGCGCCGTGGTCAACGGCGCGGCGGGCTTTGGCGACGCCACCCAGGGCGCCGACCACTATCACTCCAGATCCGTGTCGCCCGCCTGGGCGGCAGGCCGCAAGCCCGTGGTTTCCATCGGGGGGCATCTTTTCTACAACGACATTCCGTGAGGCCCGACAATGCTCAACGGTTATAAAACCATCATCGCCAACATCTTGATGGTGAGCCTCGGGCTGATCGGCGTGAAGGTGGATCAGGCGCTGGCCATGCAATATGCCGACGCCTTCGTCCTGCTCTGGGGTTTGATCAACCTGATCCTGCGGGCGGTCACCTCTGCCCCGATCTTCAACCGCAAGAAGCCGCCCACCGTCACGTCTTCGATCCTGGCCTTGGGCCTGCTGGTGCCGCTGCTGACCATCGGCCTCTCGGCCTGTGCCACGCCCAAAGCCCAGACCCTGGAGCAACGGGTCTGGGCCTTGGAAGCGGATTTCCAGTTTGCCCAACGGGCAGCTTTGGCAGCCATCCAGTCGGGCAGCCTCTCGGCCAATACTCAGGCGCATATCCGTCGCCTGGAAGCCATCGCCTACGCCTCGGTCTCGGCTGCGCGCGAGGCCGCACGCAAGGGCGAGGATGTGGGCCTGCCGGCCGCCCTGGCGGCGGCGCGGGAGGCGGTGGAAGCGCTCTCCGACTACCTGCACCACGGGGGAGAAATTTAATGGACAAGCTGCTGCTGGCCCAGCTGCTGCTGATGGGCCTGAACATCGCCGATGCCGCCGCGCGAGGTGTTTCCGCCGCAGTCCAGGCGCGCAAGGACATCGAAACGATGGTGCGGGAGCGCCGAAATCCGACGCCCGAGGAGTGGGACCGCCTCGCGGCGGTGTCGGATGAGTTGCACGCGCAAATCCAGGGGGAGCGATCATGAGCCGGCAACGGTCGCGCGAACTGATCGAGGAAGTCCGCTCCGCCCTTGCCGAGTTTGCCAGCGAGGAGATGGCCAAGGGCGGCGCGGATGCAGCGCAGCGCCTGGCGCAACGCTTCGCCGACTGGCTGACCGATTGCTGGGGCGGCCAGCAGCTGTATTTCCCCATGGATCTGGCGCGGCGCAACGCGCGCATCTACGAAGAGTTCACGGGGGGCAACCACGCCGAGTTGGCCGAGAAGTATCATATGAGCGTCAATACCGTGTACGCCATCCTCAGGGATGAGCGCGCCCGCCGCCAGCCCGGCCTGTTCGATTTCGAGGCCGAAAGCTCTCTTTGAAGATGGTTTTTAAGGGGCGTTAATCGCCTCTCCCATGCCCCACCGGGCAGGATATCACTCCGAAAAATGAAGGTGCAGAGATGGTGGAAGAGCTGTTGCGGTGGGGCTGGGCGCTGGCAATCGCCACCAACTTGCTGTTGGTCTGGATCGGTTGGTCGCTACGGCAACAATTCGTCCCGCGCCGAGAATTCGATAATGCCCTGAAGGACCTCCAGGGGCAGTTATCCGGAGCGTTGGCCGTCGCCGCCGAAGAACGGCAGAAGGCGTCCGCGCGCCTGACCCGAATCGAAGAGCGCCAAGCGGCCGCCCCCTCCCACCAGGATCTAACCCGAATCCATGAACGCCTGGATCGCATTGCCGATGTAACCGGCCGGTTGGAAGGCGCGCTGAAGCCGCTTGATCGCCTGACCATCCTGCTGACCCAGGCCCAGCTTGATAAGGAGCGCGCTTAGATGAGCTTAAGCCGCATCATGCAAGAGGACCGCCGCCTCTGTGTCCTCCGGCTGCTGCATGAAGACAGCGATTACAGTCTCAACAGCAGCCTTCTGGGCAAGGCGCTGGCTGCTTACGGCCACGGCATCAGCGGCGATCAGCTGCGCACCGATTTGGCATGGCTGGCCGAGCAGGACCTGATTACCCTTCAGGATCTTCCGCGTCCTGGCGGTCGAGATCCGCTCCAGGTTGCCACTCTGACCGGACGCGGCGCCGACGTCGCCGAGGGCCGCGCCAAAGTGCCCGGTGTCGCGCGTCCCACGCCGGGACATTGACATCATGGCCGGTCACGACAAACCCGCCGGCAACCCCCACGGTAACCGCAGCGCTATCGAAATGGCGCTGTCTCCCTCCGACAAGACGGAGTTTGACCGACTGCTGGGGACTGGGCGCCTGACCCTGGATGGGCTGGTCCTGTGGCTGGAGGGTAAGGGCTACGAGATCAGCCGCTCAAGCGTGCACCGCTATAAGGGCCGGTTTGACCGCATGGCTGCCCGCCTGCGTCAGTCGCGCGAGGTTACTCAGGCGCTGGCCCGGGAACTCGGCGATGCTGCGGAGCAAGGTCAGCAAGGCCGTGTGCTGGTCGAGATGGCCCGGACCTTGGTGTTCGACATGATGGATAGTCTGCCCGAGAACGCCCAACTCGATCCCAAGGATATCGCTCTGCTCGGCAAAGGCTTGGCAGAGATGGCCAAGGCCGCCCGCATGGATCAGGACTTCGAGACCAAGGTCGAGGAGGCGCGTGCCAAGGCCAAGCGTGATGCGGCGAGCACTGCCGCCACTGCCGCCCGAGCCGCCGGCCTGACCGATGAACTGGCACGGCAGATTGAGGCGAAGATCCTGGGCGTCGAATCGTGACAGGAATTGCCCCTGGCAGGGGTGTCTTTCTTACCTTTCAACAGGAGCTTCTGGCCTCCGTTTCCGCCCATGCGGTTACGGTCGTCGAGAAGTCCCGCCGCACCGGCTATTCCTGGGCGGCCGCCGCCATCGCCGCCTTGTGGGCCGGCCGCGCCAAGTCGGCCGGCGGCATGGATGTATTCTACATGGGCTATAACCTGGAGATGGCCAGGGAGTTCATCGAATACGTGGCGGAATGGGCCAAGGCGTTTGATCTTGCCGCCGGTGCCGCCGGCGAATTCTTCTTTCCCGACCCCGCCAATCCCGACAAGACCATCCAGGCCTTCCGTATCACCTTTGCCAGCGGTTTCAAAGTGGTGGCGCTGCCCTCGGTGGCGCGTGCCCTGCGAGGCATGCAGGGCTTGGTCATCATCGACGAGGCGGCCTTCCACGACGACCTGGCCGAGGTGCTCAAGGCGGCCTTCGCCCTGCTGATCTGGGGCGGCAAAGTGCTGGTCATCAGCACCCACAATGGCGAGGGCAATGCCTTCAACACCCTGATCGAGGAAGTGCGCGCCGGGCGCAAGCCCTACAACCTGCTGCGCTGCACCTTCGACGATGCTCTTGCCGATGGTCTGTACCGGCGTGTTTGCCAGAAGCTGGGCAAGGAATGGTCGCCCGAGGATGAAGCGGCTTGGCGCGAGAATATCATTGCACAGTATGGCGATGCGGCCGACGAAGAACTGTTCTGCGTGCCGAGCAAAGGCGGCGGGGCTTATTTCCCCATGCCGCTGGTCGAGATCTGCGCGAGCGCCGAGGTGCCGGTCCTGCGCCTGGCGCTGCCCGAAAGCTTTGCCGCCTTGTCGGCGCATCTGCGCGAGGCCGAAGTCAATGACTGGCTGGAGACCCATGTTGCACCGCATCTGGGGCGGCTGAGTCGCACAGCGACCAGCTTCGCCGGCCAGGACTTTGCGCGCCATGGCGATCTTTCGGTCCTGTGGCCTCTGCAGATTGCCTCTTCAATGGCGCGGGACACTCCATTCGTCATCGAGATGCGCCGCGTACCGTTCGAGCAGCAACGCCAAATCCTGTTCTGGCTGCTGGATCGCCTGCCCAACTTCTCCGGCGCCGCTTTGGATGCCGGCGGCAATGGTGCCTACCTCGCCGAAGTTGCTTGGCAACGCTACGGCGACCGCATAGCCCAGGTGAAGTTCACCGCCGATTGGTATCGGGAAAACATGCCGCCTTTGAAGGCGGCCTTTGAGGACCAGGCCGTCGTCATCCCCAAGGACCGCGACATCATCGACGACCTGCGCATGGTACGCACCGTGGGAGGGGTTGCGCGCGTGCCTGACCTGCGCCGCGCCGATACCAGCGGTGCCAAGGGCGAAAAGCGCCACGGCGATGCCGCCATCGCTCTCGCCCTGGCCTATTTCGCCAGCCGTAACTACAACTCCTTGGCTATTTGGGAGGCCCTCGCATGAGCCGCCGCCGCCGTCGCAACGTCGCCCGCGTCCAGGATGGGTTTGAAAATATCGTCGCCCGTGTCGGACTGGGGCAGAAGAACCTGCTGGCGCAATCTGGCTATAGGCGCTCCAGGGGCCTGGACCGCGCCGAGCTTGAGGAAATGTACCGCTCCTCTTGGGTAGTCGGCCGCATGGTCGAGGTCGTCGCCGAGGACATGGTCCGCGCCGGCATCTCGATCCAGACTCAGATGCCGCCTGAACAGGTAGACGAACTGCACCGCGCTTGGCAGGCCGCCGGCATTCCCGGTCGGCTTGCCGACGCGATCAAATGGGCGCGGCTCTACGGCGGCGCCATCGCGGTCCTGCTGATCGATGGGCAGGATCTGGCAACGCCCCTGGAACTGGACTCGGTTGGCCAGGGTGCCTTCAGGGGCTTGGCGGTGCTTGACCGCCATCAGGTCACGCCCAGCCAGCGGCGCATCACCGAGCTGGGGCCGATGCTGGGCTATCCGGCCGGCTACAGGGTCTATGGCGATAACGGGTTGGAGGGCCAGTTCATCCACCATTCCCGCGCCCTGCGCTTCGTCGGCATTGAGTTGCCCCACCAGCTGCGGCTGACCGAACAGGGCTGGGGCGCCAGCGTGGTCGAGCGGGTGCTCGACCGTATCCTTGCGCTGGATAGCGCCACTTACGGCAGCGCCAACCTGATGCTCAAGAGCTTCTTGCGCGTCATCCAGGTCAAGGATCTGCGCCGCATCCTGGCCCAGGGCGGGCCGGCCGAGAAGGCCCTGACCAAGATGATGGCCATGATCGGCGAGTTGCAATCCAATGAGGGGCTGACCCTGCTGGATGCCGAGGATTCCTTCGCCACCCATAATTGGAGCTTCGCCGGCGTCTATGATGCGTTGCAGGCCTTCGCCGAGCAGATCAGCGGCGCCACCGGCATTCCGCTGATCCGCCTGCTGGGTCAGTCTCCCAAAGGATTTTCCACCGGCGATGCCGACCTTCAGACCTATTACGAGACCATCCTGACCGCCCAGGAGGACGATCTGCGCGGGCCGGTCGCGCTGTTGCTGTCGGTGCTGGCGCGGTCGCTCTGGGGCACGGCCCCGCCTGATGGCCTGTCCTTCACCTTCAATCCCCTGGCCGCGCCCTCGGCCCTGGAGAAGAGCCAGATCGCCACGGCCGACGCCCAGGCGGTGGCGGCCCTGTTCGGCGCCGGCATCATCGACGAAGCCCAGGCTTTGGGCGAGTTGCGCGACACCGGCCGCCTGACCGGGCGCTTCGTCCATATCCGCGACGAGGACATCGAGGCCGCACGCGCGGCGAGCGAGGCGCCGCCGATTGACGAATTAACGCCGTCCGAGCCTGCCCTTGAGGACCAGGATGCACCGCAAGGCTGACCGGCCAGGGACCGTGCCGGCCGAAGCGCCGCTCCCCCCCAATAAGCCTTGGGAGGGCCTGCGCTGGTCCTGGAAGGATGCCGCCGGCCAGGGCGAGGGTTTTTCGCCGTCACGCGCCGAAGAGCGGCGCTATGCCCGCAAGCTCAAATCGGTGGCCGGCCGTGTGCGTCAGATCGCTGCCGGCACCGGCGAAGCCGGTCAGAAGATCGCACAGTTGCGCGCTTACGCCGAAACCGTCGGCCCCTGGGCCGAGCAGGCCGCTGCAACCATGCTGTCGGCCGTCAATCGCAAGAACGCCAAGGCCTGGGAGCGCCAGGCCGCCGGCATCGGCGCCGGCCTGCGCGACCGGCTTGCCGAGGCGGTCAATGGCACCACACTCCGCCAGCTGATCGACGCCAACACCACCTTGATCAAGAGCTTGCCCGCGGAGGCGGCCGACAAGATCGGCGAGTATACCGCCAAGGCCCTGAGTTCCGGCCAGCGGGCCGAGACACTGGCCCGCAAGATCCAGGGCCTGGGCGACATCGCCGAGCACCGCGCTCAGACCATCGCCCGGACCGAGATCAGCAAGGCCGGCGCCGCGCTGACCCGCGAGCGCGCCAGGGCCGTGGGCAGTGAGGGCTATATCTGGCGCACCTCGCGTGACGGCGCCGTGCGCGACAGCCATGCCGCCATGGAGGGCCAGTTCGTGCCCTGGACACGGCCGCCGACGCTAGACGGCATGACCGGCCACGCCGGGGAATTCCCCAATTGCCGCTGCTATGCCGAGCCGGTGATCCCGATGCCGCGCGGCGGCAACGACTTTCCCTCGCCGCTGCCGGTGGCCGAGGAAGTGGCGGAAGATCCGCAACGCGGCCTGCTGTCGCGCTGGGAGCAGGATAATGTCGAGATCGTGCCTCATGAGGGTGACGAGCCCTTGCCGGGCGCCGCCAGTGCCAACATTTCCCTCTCCAAGCTGGCCGATTACGTTCTTGATCCGACCCATGAGAAGGGCAAGGGCCGACTGTTCCGGGCCGCTTTGGGGCTGGAGCCGAGGCATGCCGAGGAACTGCGTGCGCAGATCCTCGCCGCTCTGCCGTCCGCCTCCGCGCGCCGTCAGGTGTCGGGTGTGGGATCAGTGGGGACGGATATGTACGGGGAGCGCTTCCGCGCGGTAATCCCGGTCACCGGCCCCAACGGACGAACAATGGACGTGGTAACGGCATGGATTTATGATCGCCAGCAGGGACGGCAAGCGGCCGTTCCGCGTCTGGTCTCGGCTTTTCCGGCCGAGCGGGCACCGAAGAGGCAGGGATAGCCATGGCACGTCTATACGAGGAAGGGGATTGGGTCCGGCTCCGCGAAGCCGTGCGCGCCTATTCTTGGGACGGGACGGCGCACGTCCTGCAGCCCGGCATCGAGGGCCAGGTCATCATCGGCACGGAGGCCCATCCCGGTCGCCAAATCGTCGAATTTCCCCTGGTGGACCTCGATGCCGAGGGCACGCCCAAGGATCTGCCGATCTTCGTCGAAGCGGACCTGCTGGACGCCCAACTGGAGCCCGCAGCGTCTGGCGGAAACTGATAAGCGGTTTTAAGGCCCTCTGAGGCGTCCTCCCGACCTCTCCGCCCCGATGCTCCGCCCCGCCGCCTCCCGCGCATCCTGACCCGTTCAATACCCGTTCAACGGCGGTCTTGACGAGGTTTCGTCCGAATGGGCTAGAGCACCCGCCCAAAAGGGACGGAATGCCTCCCTTTTTAAATCCCAACACCCGTTAAAAGCCCCCGCCGCGCAGGCGGCGATAGGCTGGCCTCCAGTCATTACAGGAGCGCCGCCTTTGGCCCGTTTTCTTGTCGCCGCCGAACTGTCCGACCGCCAGCATGAAACGCCGGAAGGCTTTCTGCTGTGCCGGGACGTGGCCATCGCGCGGACCGGCTATCTCGAATACCTGCCCGAGGAAGTGCCGATCACTCCGGCCGAAGGGGCGACGATCACCACCGTTTATCGCTTGGCCGAGGATCTGTTCGCTCCGGCGGCCCTGGCCAGCTTCGAGGGCAAACCCTTTGTGCTGGGCCATCCGGAAGAAGGTGTGCGCCCCGATAACTGGCGCGACCTGGCCTGTGGCCATCTGCAAAACGTCCGCCGAGGCGTCGGCCCGGAAAGCGACCTGATGCTGGCTGACATCCTGGTCACCGATGCGGCGGCCATCGCGGCGATCCGCAAGGACGGCCTGCGCGAGGTCAGCTGCGGCTATGACGCAGAATATCAGGAAATCGCCCCCGGTGTGGGGCGGCAAAGCAACATCCGGGGCAACCACGTCGCCCTGGTGGAGGCGGGCCGCTGCGGCCCGCGATGTGCAATCAAGGATGAGGACAGCATGAAGAAGGCCAAGCGGAGCCTGCTGGGGATGATCCTCGGCAACCCCAAACTGAAAAGCACCATCGACGCCGATCCCAAGGTCCGCCAGGCGCTGGATGAGGCCATCGCCGAAGAGGTGAAGGACCAGGAGCAACAAGAGCCCCCCCAGCCCATTACCGACGAAGAGGAAAGCCAGCGCGATGAAGCGCGGCGCGTCGGCGACGAGTTGGGCGAGATCAAGCTGCTTTTGCGCTCGGTTCTGGAAAAGCTCGACGGTGGCACCGGCGATTCCGAACCCGAAGAAGGCGCGGCGACCGATGCCGAGCCGGAGACCCTGGACGAGGGCCAGCCGGAAACCGAACAGAAAACCAGCGACCGCCGCCCGGTTGCTCGTGCCGCCCGCGTGGCGGATGCGGCCATCCTGCGCGATGCCGCGATCCTGGCGCCCTCCCTGGCGGTCGCCATCGGCGACGAGGCTCCTTTGGTCAAGCGGATGGCGCTGCGCGCCGCCATGAAGGATGCCGCCATCAATCGCGTGGTCACCGCCGCCCTGGCCGGCGGAACCCTGGATACCGCACGCGGTGCTGTTCTCGATGGCGCCTTCGCCGCCGCCGTCGAAGTGGCCCGCGCCCGTGCCAACACCCGCACCGCCGATGCCCTGGCCGGTGGTGGCCGGCCGCCTGCGCCCGTGCGTGATCACGACACGCCGGCGGGCCTCAACAAGCTGTTCGCCGAACATCGCAAGAAGGGATAAGCCCTCATGACCGTCTACCTCTATGCCATGCCGGCGGGCTTTCCCGGCAACGTCACCCGTCGCGCGGAAAGCACCCTGGAGCCGGTACTGCTCGCCACCGAGACCCCGCATGGCGCGCCGCTAACGCTCGATACCGAGGGCAAGGCGGTTCCCACCACCGAGGCTGATGAGGTCTCCGCCTGGCTGGTGCGGCCCTATCCTACGACCGGTGTCGGGAGCGACGGCAATTCCGCCCCGGCCGGCACCATCCAGGACCGCCTGCTGCGCGGCTACATCTCGGTGCGGCTGTCGGCCGCCGAAACGCAGACCGCCGTCAAGGGCGCACCGGTGTGCCTGATCGCCGAAGCCGGGAATGGCTTTGCCGTCGGCGACTTGGCCGTCTCGGCCGGAGATCCCATCCCCGGCGCCGTCTTCATGGGTCCCCAGGACTCCGACGGCAACGCCGAAATCGCCTTCAATCTCTAAGGAGCAGCCTCCTTATGTACACCTTCGATCACCGCACCCGAGACAGTGCCGGCGCCTTCTTGGTTGGCGAGCTGGA